TTCCAGTCCGACGTCGTGCGCTGGGCGGCGAGAGTCGGGCGGCCAGCGGTGTGGGCCGACACCGGCCTCGGCAAGACCCGCATGCAGCTCGAATGGTGCCGCGTCGTGGCAGACGTCGCGCTCATCGTCGCCCCGCTCGGTGTCGCGCGACAGACGCCCGAGGAGGCGCAGCTGATCCACGCGGATGCGCGGTACGTGCGCAGCGGCGACGAGATCACGGGGCCCGGCATCTACGTTACGAACTACGAGATGGTGGAGCAGTTCGACCCCACCCGTATCGGCGCCGTTGCGCTCGATGAGGCGTCGATCCTGAAGCAGTCGGAAGGCAAGACCCGCACCCGGCTGATCCGTCACTTCGAGAGCGTCCCTTTCAGATCGACATGGACCGCGACGCCGGCGCCGAACGACCCGGAAGAGCTGACGAACCAGGCCGAGTTCCTCGGCCACATGTCGCGCACCAACATGCTCGCTGCCTACTTCGTGCACGACCAGGACGGCTGGCGGCTCAAGGGGCACGCCGTCGAACCGATGCTCGACTGGATGAGCTCGTGGGCGGTCGCTATCCGCCGGCCGTCCGACCTCGGATACGCCGACGAGGGGTATGAGCTGCCCGGGCTGAACATCGTGCCGCAGATCGTCGACGTGGACATAGACGCCGGCGACGGCGAGCTGTTCGCCATGTCGATCGGCGGCGTCGGCGGCCGGGCCCGCGTTCGTCAGGCGACACTCGCGGCCCGCGTCGAGCGCGCTGTGGAGCTCGTTCGCGCTGAGCCGAATGAGTCGTGGCTGCTGTGGGCGGGCCTCAACGAGGAAGCCGATTCGCTCGCGAAGACCATCCCCGGCGCAGTGAACGTCCACGGGGCGATGACCCCTGACGAGAAGGCAGACCGCCTCCTCGGGTTCGCCCACGGCGACTTCCCCGTCCTCGTCACGAAGCTCAAGATCGCCGGCCTCGGCATGAACTACCAGCACTCCGCACGCATGGCGTTCGTGGGGCTGAACGACTCGTACGAGCAGTACTACCAGGGCATCCGCCGCTCCTACCGCTACGGACAGCGCCGCATCGTCGACGCCCACATCGTCCTGTCGCAGGTCGAGGCGCAGATCGCCGACAACGTCGCCCGTAAAGAGACGCAGGCAAACCGCGTTATCGACGGGCTGATCACTCGAAACGCAACCCGGAGGATCGCATGACCGAGCTCGATTACGTCACCGATGAGGACCACGGACAGATGTGGGAGTTCTGGCTCGGGGACAGTGCGGAGCGTCTCGCCGAGATGCCCGAGTGCTCGATCGACATGGACCTCGGCTCGCCGCCGTTCGAGTCGCTCTTCACTTACTCCAACAGCGTCCGTGACATGGGCAACGCCGTCGACCGCGACGACTTCTTCGCGCAGTACGGGTACATGATCCGCGAGACCCTCCGCGTGCTGAAGCCGGGCCGCATGTCGGTCGTGCACGTGCAGCAGACCACGAAGATGAAGGGCCGGGACGGCTACGTCGGGATGGTCGACTTCCGCGGCGACGTGATCCGTGCTCATGAGCGCGAGGGGTTCATCTACTGGGGCGAGGTGACCGTCGATAAGGACCCGCAGGCGCAGGCGATCCGCACCAAGGCGCAGCAGCTCATGTTCGTCACGAAGAACAAAGACCGCACGATGATCCGCCCTGCGCTGGCGGACTACGCGCTCATATTCAAGAAGCCCGGCGAGAACGTCGTGCCCGTCGTCGGCGACCTCAGCAACGAGGAGTGGATCACGCTCGCCCGGCCCGTGTGGCTGGAGATTCAGGAGGGGAAGACCCTCAACGCCAAGATCGCGCGCGAGACCGACGACGAGAGACACCTCACGCCCCTGCAGCTCGACTTCATCCAGAACTGCATCCGGCTCTACACGAACGCCGGCGAGACTGTGATGTCGAAGTACGGCGGGGTCGGGTCCGAGCTCTACATGGCAGTGAAGCTCGGGCGCCGGGCGATGGGCATCGAGCTCAAGCCGTCGTACTGGCGGACCGGCTGCACCTACCTCCACAACCTCGAGGCCGAGCTCGCACAGCCCCGATTCAACTTCGACATCGGCGACGCTTCATGACCGCCAGGCGCGACACGGGCTTCCCGCCCGTCGTCGTCGAGGAGATATGGATGCGGGACCGCGGATGCTGCGCACGCTGCGGCCGCGGCCTCGCCCGTGGACGCCGCGGTGACGACTGGGCCATCCACCACCGCGAGCCCCGAGGGCGTGGCGGGGCGGGCCGCCGTCGCTGGTGGGTGAACCTCTCCGCGAACGGCGTGCTGCTCTGCAACGAGTGCCACGACGAGGTCGAGAGCGATCGCAACACGGCGATCGCCGACGGCTGGCTGGTCTCCGCGCTCGGCATCACCCGCCCGCACGAGACACCGATCAAGCACGCGCTCCTCGGCGTCGTGCGACTGGACAACAGAGGCGGATGGGATCTGGCCGCATGAACGAACAACCGATCATCATCGCGGGCACGACGGACAACGAGACGCGGTTCGTCCACTACTGGACCGAGCACGAGAGGATCGCGGGTCGCGATGTCACCTTCTGCCGCGCCAGTCTCCTCGACGGCAACGCATACGCGCCGGATTTGATCCGCATCGCCCGCGGATGCCCTCCCGCCTGGATCGACCGCATCCTTGCCGACTTCGCGGTGTTCCGGTTCGGCGGAGAGATCGAGCCCACGCACACGGTCATTTGGACGTACGGCGAGCCTACCTTCACCACCATCGCGCAGCCCGCCGCGGACGAAGAGCTCGCCCTGTTCGAACTTCCCGAGAGCAGCGTGTCGTGAGCGCTATGCCGGAGTTCGCGATGACGTACGTCGTCTGGTGGCCGGATGCCGGGGTGCTGAAGGTGGGCCGCGCGTGGCGAATGAACCGCATCCGCCAGATGGTCGAGAGCGGCGCGCACGTCATCGTCTGCCAGGACGGGACGGATGCGACCTGGGAGCGCGAGGCGCTGCAGGTGCTTTCCCGGTGGTTCCCGAAGGCGTTCGACTGCGAGGAGCAGTCGCGTCCCCTGCTCGAGGGTGGCGGGTGGACCGAGTGCTTCCTCGTCGCCGAGCACGATCTGAATTTCGCCCTTGATCTGTGCGTCAAGGGTTTCGCGAGAGGTAATGACCGTGGCGTCAACGAAGCAACGAATGATCAGCGTCGAGGATCTGCAGTCGCCCGAGTATCAGGCCGTCCCGGACGCGGCGAAGCCGACCGCGCTCGGCCTGTGGACTCTGCTCGACGTGATGGGCAGGGGCCCGATGGACGAGCTCTGGATAGCGCGCGAGCTGTACCAAGATCGAGCGCCGAGCACGGCGGCGGAGATGGTGACAGAGCACCTGCTGATGATGCTCGAGGCCGGGTTCCTGACGACGTACAAGGCGGCGGGGGAGGAGTGGATTCTGCTGCTCCGGCCGTTGAAGGCGGACAAGCGGCGCGCGCGGATCGATACCCCCGAGCCGCCACCCGAGACATGGATGTCCGTGGCTGTAGAGAGAGAGAACGCGCGGGCGGGCGCGAGAGCGCGGGTGAGGCTCGAGAACGAGGCGAGCGCGGCGGGGTGGGCGAACGCACGAGAGGACCGGGAGAGACCCGCACGTCCCGAACGACCTCACGTCCTGGATGCGCCGCCCATCGGCTGCCCGAAGCACCCCGACGGTCTCGTCTCTGCACCCTGCGGCCCCTGCGGGACTGCTCGCGAGCAGCGCACGAGGTGGATGGCGGCGCGTATCTACGAGGAACGCCTGGCGACGTACTACGAGAGCATGCCGGCGCCCGAGGTGGACGACGATGAGCCGTTCTGAGGCGCCCACGGTTCGCGCGTTCGAGCGGGACTGGTTGCTTCTGATCAACCGTCGCGCCGCGGCGAAGGAGCAGTTCCCATCGGTGGCGAAGGTGCTGAAGGAGCGCCCGGGCTCGGCCACTGATCGGGTGCAGCAGGAGATCCACGCCGCACAGAACCGGGCGTCGGTGGAGGCCGGTGACAGGTCGTGGCTGAAACGGCAGCAGGACGCGAGGGCGGCGTTGGCGGATGCTGACCGGTTCATCGCGGAGCGGCGTCGAGCGCAGCTCGAGAAGGACCGGGCGCGGCACGCGCTCCGAGTGAAGGCAAACGCGTGGGCGAGGGCTCACGACGAGGAGAGGAAGACCGCATGAGCGAGACAGTAAGAGCGACCGTCTACCTGCAAGTGCAGCCGGAGTACACCTGGCGCGCGAAGCAGAACCGGAAGTTCGACGAGCCGAGCGCGATCGAAGGCGCGAAGGTCGTCGGGTCGACGCAGAACAAGTCGCAGAAGCCGAAGCCCGGGACCGTCGAGGTAAAGGTCACCGTCGAGCTCCCCAAGGGTGCATTCCTGCCGCTGCGGCCCGAGGCGATCGTCGTGATACCCGAGACCCTGACGACGCCGCATCCGGTCACCGTCGAAGCTGAGGACGCGAACGAGGCGGACCTCTGATGGCCGGCGAAACGATCATCACCGTCGTCGGCAACCTGACGGCTGACCCCGAGCTGCGGTACACGCAGACCGGCTTGCCGGTCGTGAACTTCACGATCGCGAGCACGCCCCGCACCCTCGACCGGCAGACGAACGAGTGGAAGGACGGCGACGCCCTTTTCCTCCGCGCCTCATGCTGGCGGGAGTTCGCTGAGCACGTCGCCGGCTCGCTGACGAAGGGATCCCGCGTCATCGCGACCGGGAGGCTGAAGCAGCGCAGCTACCAGGACCGTGAGGGCCAGAATCGGACGAGCATCGAGCTTGAGGTCGACGAGATCGGCCCGAGCCTCCGCTATGCGACCGCGCAGGTCACTCGCGCAGCGGGCAAGGGGAACGCGGCGCAGCCGACGACTCAGGGCGAGCAGTGGTCGAATGCGCAGCCCGGTGAGAGCGAAGCGTGGGAAACCGGCAACGACGAGACGCCGTTCTGATGTACGCGGTCATCAACGAGGTCGGCGGGCACGAGGTCGGATTCTGCTCCACCTACGCCGGCGCCGAGAAGCTCGTCGCGGAGATGCGGGAGTCGCACCCCTGGCCCTACCGCGTAGAGGCGCAATGCGACTACGGGGTATCGCGTCAGAAACAGCTGGTCCCGTGCGACAAGCCCGCGGTGGGTGAGCGGATCGACCACATCGGCGGCAAGCCGTACCCGGTGTGCCAGCGGCACTTCAACAAGACGAAGCAGCCCCCGTTGCCCTGGGAGGATCACGCCGTCGCACGGCGTCACCCAGAAACGGGGGAAGCGCTCGAACCGAAGGTGGCGCACTGGCGGCCATGCCACGATCACTCCGAACACTTCGCGGCCGGGTACCTCGTTCTCTCGTGCTCGAGGTGCCTGTCGTGCTCCGGGGCGCTAGCCGACTGCGAGGAGCACAGAGATGCCTGAGCGGGCATGCATCCGAGGGTGCACGCAGCAGGGTGTGCACTTCGCGACATGCGAGGACTACGCGCTGACGCAGGCGGCAGATCGTCGGGCGGACGCGCTAGGCGTCGAGCCCGGCAGTCTGCTCGCTGGCCAGCTCGACGCTGCGCACCGGCCGACCTGCGGCGGGTGCGCTCCTGAGCCTGCCCGCGACGGTGTCATGGTGTGCGATCGCTGCTACCGCCGGATGCGGCGTCACCTGGACAACGCCCCGGATCTCGTGGGACGTCTACGCTCCCTCGCGGATCCGGCTTCGGCGATGGTCTACGAGGACCGTTCGCAGGCTTCCGGGGGCGGTGCCGCGCATTCGCCGGCCCCGGTCCCGGCTGACCTGATCGACGCGGCCGAGGATGTGATGCGCACCCTGCGCACGTGGGCGGTGTACGTGGATCCGCGATCGGGTGTGATCGGCGGGATGCCGGCGGGGGCCGGATCACTGGGGGCGTACGAGTACGCCCGGGACTGCGCGAACGTGATCCTCTCCGACTTCGACAGGCTCGCGAACCGCACCGAGGTCGTGCAGCTGGGGGAGGCGGTGCTCGAGCGGCACGCCCCGAACGAGCACGGCGAACGCGTCTTCTGGTCGATCGCCGATGCCGTGTCCCGGTACCGCCTTGAGCGCCCGGATGCCGCGATCGTCGTCGACGACCGCAGCGACGAGGACGGGGAGCTCGCGACGTCGAGTGTCCCGGAGTGGCGTGACCGGCTGATCACCCGGGCGGAGGCGGAGCGTGAGGCGTACGCCAGATCCGGGGCGACGTTGCGCCGGTGGGTGAAGGAGGAGCTGATCGAGGCTCGGGCGGTGACCCAGGGCCCGATGGGCAGGGTGACGTGGTTCCGGGAGTCGGAGGTTCTCGCAGTGCGGGAGCGAATGGATGCCCGGGTGGGTCGCCCGAAGGCGGTGCGCTCGTGACTCTGCTGCGCTGCCCTCTCGCGCCGCGTTGCCGGAAGTGGGTGAACCGGGCTACGGCGGCGGACGCTGATCGGGCTCTCGCCGAGCACCTGCGGACGGACCACGGCCGAACCGAGGAGACCGCCGGGACCGCCCTCACGGATGAGCAACTGCTCGACGTGTACAACGCCGCATGGAATCAGTTCCCGTGGGGGACACCATCCCGGGAGTGCGAGCGGGCCGCTCTCCGAGCTGTTCATGATGCCGCCCGCGGATCGATCGAAGAGACCAGGAGTACGACATGACCGAAAACCACCCGCCCACCGCGGCGACACCTGAGAACTTCCGAACCGTCTACGGACCGCCGACCGACGCGGACCGCGAGGCGCTGGCACTGACATTCGTGGACGTGCTCAATCAGGTCTGGCACCACCAGACCGACGTGCTCAGCGCGGCGCACCGGATCGCTGGGAGCCATCACCACACCCCCGAACCCCAGACCTCCACTGACGCCAAGGCTCTAGACGCTGCCGAGGCGGATGTCCGCGCTGCCCTCGGTACTCCACCCGAACCCCCGACCGAGGAATGGGAGGTGACGTACTCGTCGGCAGGAGGCGGCTCGTTCGACGGGTACCGGATACGCCGAACGTCCGGCATGCTCCCGTCGCGGCAAAAGGCGGAAGAGTTCGCCGCGGTCGTGTCCAACCCCGCGATACGCAAGCGCACAAAGGCGATCCCCGCTGGCCCGTGGGAGCCGTTCACCCCCGAGGAGACACAAGACACCACGGACAGGAACGATCGATGAGGGTCAAGGCGACATTCCGGCACGTCTTCGAGGTGACGCGCGAGGTCGAGATCGACGATCGGGAGTACGCCGACCTGGTGCGCTACCAGGCCAACCGCGAGCGCGACACGTCCGATGAGTACCTGATCCCGCTGCATCTCAACGCGCAGGAGGTCGAGTACCTGGCCGACGTGTTCGCCGACTGGAAGACGAGCGCGCCTCTGCCGTCGGATTTCGAGTTGCAGTACTCCGAGGTCACGGAAGCTGAGCGAATGCCCCAACCGACCGAGCCCTTGCCTGTTCCGGTGTCACCCACCCCTACCGAGGAGACGCCGGCATGATCGTCACGAACGGCATGGTCTCGGTGGCGGTCGAGACCCTGTTCGCGCGTCAGGGTGTCGCGCTGGCGGAAGCGACTCACGGGGAAGTGGAGCTCGCCCGGGTGGAGTTGCGAGCAGTGCTCGAAGCGGTGCTCGACGAAGATGAGGACGAGCAGCCCGAGTCGGATGAGCGTGATCCTGCTGAGGATCCGAAGTACTGGATTGAACCGTGACCGGTGGCGGTCACCGTGGTGCGATGAGCATGACAGCCGGAACTCCCATCGCGAGGGCGACGATGAGTCCGACGTCGACGCGCACGACGACCCGGATGATCACCCGGAACACGTTGGTTCCGCGTGTCCCTGTCTTCTGTCTTGCCTTCTTGCGTTCTACACTCATCGTGTCGAAGCCTTCCCGTGTTGATCCGCTGGTAGACGAGACTCCGGCCCGTTCTGTTGCAAGCAGAGCGGGCCTCTCGTTGTCTTCGACCGTAAGACGAACTACTGACTCATGGGAAGCGACACGCCCCGCCAGAAAAGTTACGAGGCGGTGGAATCCGCACAGGACACGCGGCGAGCTGAATCCGGGGAAACGTGGCGCTTTCGCTGATACGATGTGCGTGCACGAGATCCATGACCAAGCCTCACCGAATCCCGGTGGGGCTTTCGTCGTTCTCGGGCTGTCTTCTGGCTGGTGCCCCAGCCGGATGCACGTGACAGAGGCGAGCGCCCGGGTGCATTGTCCTCGGGTGCTCGCTGCCACGGAGGTGACGCGGTGGGCAGCGTCAGAGACGGGCGTGGTCACAGGGCATACCGCCGTAAGCAGGCCAGCCTGAAGCGTCGCACCGCGGTCGAGCGTCTCGCGTGCGCGTGGTGCGGTGAGCCGATAGACACGACCCTCCCCGCCACGGATCGCATGAGCTTCACTGCTGACCATCCGGAAGCGGTGAACAACGGCGGCCACCTGTTCGCTCAGGAGCTCGCACCTATGCACCGCCGCTGCAACGCCATGAAGGGCGACGGCGCGGACACCGAGATATGGGGAGCATCGTGAGCGACGACGGGGAGCTCGAACCGTACGACTACCTGGCACCCGAGGTCGTCGCAGCACGGGCCGCAGTAGGCCGAGCGATAGCCGAGTATCTCGCAGTCATCCGCCCCACCGAGCAGCCGTACATCGTCGCGTGGGCAGCCGCCGCAGAGTGGACGAACACGGAACTCGAGCAGACAGGTCAAGCAAGCCGGGACGTCATATCACCCAGCGAACAGACCATCTCAGCCTCAGCGGGCCTCGGCTCCTACCTTCATCACCGCTTCGAGTGAGACAGGTGGGGGTACCCCCCTGAGGCCGAACCACTGCCAGACTCCCGCACGGTCCTGGCGCGTCTCTCTCCACGCAAATCTGCCCGCGTGGGTCGAATTCGATGGGGGTGACCAGAGATGCCGAAGCCCGAATCCCCCTGCGGCACTTATACGGCCTTCCTGAGGCACCGCCGACGCGGCGAAACCATCGATGATGCGTGCGACATGGCCCGTGAGGACCGGAACGAAGAACGACGCAAGGCTCGAGGGTCGACGCGGGTGTCGTTTCGACCTGCCGACCTGTCGCCGACTGATCTCGGCGCCCGCGGCCAGGAGTTCTATGACGCACTGACCGACGGGATCACCGTCACAGCGGATCGTCGGGCCCTCATCGTAGAGGCCGCGCGCATGGCGGACCGCCTCGAACAGATGCACGACGTCATTTCGGGCAAGGGCGTCCTGAAACTCATGCATTTCCGGGTGCCACACGTTCTCAACCCGGAGACGGGCGTAATCCGGGTCGAAATGAGTGTTGATCACGTCCTCGCCGAGGCTCGGCAACTGCAGCTCGCATTCGAGCGACTGGCGCGCAGCGTGTTCAAGGATGTCGACGCGCTCAGGGAAAAGAACGGCGGCGAGGGCGGCGGATTCGATGCATTCTTCGCTGGCGCTCCCAACGTTGTCGGGATCTCAACGGCCCCGTCTCGAATGCAGGCCTGAGGCGGTCGGGTCGCACGGCGATCACGTCCTCCGCTTCCTGCAGGCGTGCGGACTCACCCTCGACGAGTGGCAGGCGTACGTCATCGGCGGGCTGTTCGACGTCGGACCTGATCAGACGTGGGCGGCGACCGAGTTCGGCGCGCTCGTCAGCCGGCAGAACGGAAAGGGAGAGTTCCTGGTCGGCTACGACCTGGCGCACCTGTTCCTGTTCCCACGGCGGGACAACCGTCGGAAGACGATCCTGCACACCGCTCACGAGATGAAGACCGCGATCGACGGATTCCAGCGGCTCGTCGGCGTGATCGAGGCTTCCCCGAAGCTCATGGCCCGCGTCGCGAACATCTACACCGCCAACGGGCAAGAGGGCATCGTCCTCAAGAAGCGACCGGGTCAACTCCTCGCCGACCGCATCCGTTTCATCGCCCGATCGAAGAGTTCCGGACGCGGCTTCACCGCAGACGTGCTCGTGTACGACGAGGCGCAGGAGCTGAGCCTGCAGGCGCAGCGCGCCCTCACCTACACCCAGTCGCAAATCGCTAACCGTCAGGAGCTGTTCACCGGCACCGTACCCGAGGCCGGCGTCAACGACAGTGAGGTGTGGCAGGGCGTCCGCGATCGTGGGCGCTCGCAGCGCGGACGGCGCACGGGGTGGATGGAGTGGACCCCGGAAGGATCCGAGGACCCTGACATCGCGGACAGCATCGACTACGGCGACCCGCAGGTCTGGTGCGACTCGAACCCGAGCCTCGGAATCCGCATGCCTCCGCAATCCGTCGTCGACCAGTACGAGCGCGCGATGGAAACCGACCCCGACGGATTCGCCCGCGAGCGACTGTCGATCTGGCCCAACCCCCGCCCGGCTGTCGAGGCCAAGCTCTCCGATCTCGACATGGACCAGTGGCGCAACCACGTCGACCCGAACGCCGCCGTGAAGGGCGAGGGGGCGGTGATCGCTCTCGCGCTCGGCCGCGGCGGCGGTTTCGCCACCATCGGCAAGGCCACCCGGATCGACTCGGACCACATCGCGGTGGAGCATCACAAGACCGAGCGGCAGACCCGCTGGGTGGCCGCCGAACTGAAGACTCTGAAGGCCGAGCTCGGCGATGCGCTGATCGTTCTGGACCCGAAGAACGCCGCTCCCGTGATCGCCTCACTCGACGAGGCCGGCATCAAGTACCTCGCGATGAACCTCGACGAGATCGCCGCCGCGCACTCGCTGTTCATCGAGTACGTGAACGACGGACTGGTCCCTCACCGGGACCAAGAAGAGGTCACGAAGAGCCTGAAACTCGCCACGACGCGTTCCCTCGGGCGCGCGGGGTCGACGTGGGAACCCTCCGATCCGTCCAAGCCGATCTCAATGGCGCAGGCCGTGACATGGGCTCTCTGGGGCGTCCTGAAGTCGGAAGCGACGCCGAAGAAGCAGCCCGCGCAAGTCCGCGGATACGCGTAAGGGGAGGTGACCTGTGGATGCAACCGGGATCGGAGAGTTGATCGGGTCGAAGACCCAGGAGATCCGCACCGAATGGGCACGCCTCGCGACGCTGCAGAAGCGCATCGACGGGCAGCTCGTCCGAACGTGGATGCCCGACAACGCGGACGCCGAGTACCGCGATCTCTTCCGGAAGGCGTCGTCGCCGTGGCTCGCGTTCGTTCGCGACTGCATCGCGCAAGGTCTCCTCATCGACGGCTACTCGTCGGAGCGCGTCTGGGACGAGGCATGGCAGGCCAACGGAATGGACGGACGCCAGGGCGCCGTGAACCGCGAGGTCGTCGGTCTCGGCAAGGCCTTCGGGCTCGCCCTCCCCGCTGCCGGCGACGGCGTCGTCATGCGTCCGCTTTCGGCGCTGAACACCTACGCGTCGTTCGCGAAGCCGTGGGACGAGTACCCCCAGTGGGTGCTCAGCCGTGTCGGAAAGAAGACGGCATCCTTCTGGCAGTCCGAGTGGCTGTTCGTCGACGCGGAAAGCGCGCACTGGTTCACCGGCGACCCCCGAACGCCGGAGCGCATGACCCTCGACGACCACGGGCTCGGGTTCACTCCCGTCGTGCAGTTGTCGAACACGCTCGCGATGGGCGGCGAGCCGGAATCATCTGTCGCATCCGCCGTACCGATCTACCAGCGCATCGTAGACGCCACGTTCACACTGCAGATGGTGCAGCGCTACGGC